TTATATAACAATCACCAGACTTATTATCTTCCATGGGAAGGTAGTCTGTGCTTGAAAAAGACCCAAGGATTTGCAAGCCAATGCCGTCAGAACCCCTCAGGGACGTTAACCAATCATCTACTGTGCCAACGAATCCTTGATTTTCTGCTACTTCATATGCTGACAGCCCCTCAGGACCTGCGAAATTTCCAATATTCTTCCACAGTTTAATGTCATTTTCATGAACAACAGTCCAGAAAGACTGGCCTATGACATATGTGTCCCCAATCTCCATGTCTGCAACTATTGGTAATTGTGACTCACTGTCAAGCTTGTCTATTACATTTACCCCAATTCCCGGTGATCCTTTAGGTCCTTGCTCTCCCTGCGCCCCTGTTGCTCCAGTGGGTCCTGTAGGTCCTTGTGGTCCCTGCGGGCCTGCTGGGCCGGTTTCGCCTGTATCTCCTTTGTCACCTTTAACCGATGATACAAAAATACCATCAGATTTCACTTCGATTTTGTTATCAGGTGATGAGGAGATTTTAGTTTCTTGTGGTCTTACGTATAAAGACCCTTGGCGCAACTCCAGCGTATTGTCCTGAGCAATAGATACAGGTACAGTAAGGCCCGCATCGCCAACCTTGAGAGAGTTTTTCTCATCAGGGTCTATAATAACATCAATATGAGACTTGGACTTGCTGGATGGATCGTTTTTTATATCCAGAGTCTTTTTAGGGGAGGATGTGGAAGTGTGGACAGGGTCTGAATAAACACCCTCAAGGGAGGAATCTCCTGAGTTTGTTGCTTCTTGCTCCGTGATATACCTTGTTGTGTTACCTTCTTTAGAGGAGGTTTTCGTGTCAGATGAATTTACAAAGAGTCCCCTCTCCCCCTCTGTGTTTACGATTTGAAGCTTGTTTCCAGATCGCCTAGATACATTTATATTCACTTGGAGAGGGGATGTTTTTGTTCCATCACCCACAAGAGATGTGGATACGGTGTCTTGCGTTTTTATCCCTGTGAAAGTTCCCTCACCGCTAGTGCTTCCAGACCCAGAAGAGGATTCTGGTACATCCACAAGCACCTCTACAACCTTATCTTGATATTCTGCCATTGGTTACTCCGCAGATATAAAGGGAAATAATGTGGCCCCCGTTTCAGGGGACCTTTTTTGATTACAGAGCTGATTTAAAATCTTCTAACATTGAATCAAAATTCTTTGATTTGCTGAGAGAGATCCCAACAGACAAGGCAAAAGATTCCAGAGCCGCTTTGGCTGCTGTTTTTTTGCTATCATCCCTGAAAGCCTCTGCTTCTGCCAGCAAAGCATCTTTCTCTTCCTGCGACCTTGAAGATTCTGTTTCCGTGGCAGGCTGTTCCACAACCTCCGTCTGGATGATCTCCTCCTGATTGATAATTTCACCTTCCTCTGACGAAGTATCCAGTACATTCGACCTTGCCGCCTGAATATCACCTACATCAGATAAGAACTTTTCAGGGCTCTTAGGGGTTTTATCAAAGAAAACTAAATATGCTCCGCCCTTTTGGACTGACGCCAGAGTATTTATTCCCAGAGCAGTCATGTCCTCAATTTGAGTCAAGAACTCATAAAGGTTCCTCCCCATAACCAACTCATTGTCATATGAGTACAGGAAAGGAGAAAGACGTGCAGATGCATCCACATCCAGTTTAGGAAGGTAGCCGCCAAAAAATTTTAACATGTGGTATTCGCTTGGGAAAATTTCCAAGTGTGTCTGAGCCATTGTAATATACTCCTTTTTGTTGATAATCAAGGGCTATCTTATAATGGTACACTATTAACTCATAAATGTACAGAGAGGGGTGTCACAATAAAAAAGGCCACCCGAAGGTGGCCTTAATATCTATAAGGAGTTGTTACTCAAACTTACCTGTGGACTTAACAACCAACTCTGGGCGGTTGTTAACAGTCAGGAAGGAAGTCTCTGATTCAATCTTCGCTTCCCTCAGGTAGCTGGATTCTTTGAAGAACACATACAGTTCTTCTGCAACAGAGTTTGCATCCCTCAGCGTGTCACTAGGAGCATAGTAGGTCTCGAACATGCGGGTGATACCACGAGGGAAGACATAAGCCTCTCCTGCCGGGATATTACCAGAGATGTCCTCAACAAAGAGGATGTTCTTATGTTCAAAGATACGGTTGTTGGCGTTACCACCCAGACGTCGGCGCAGCATTTCCTGCGTTGAAGGGTACTGTGCATATGCACTGGTAACCTGAGGATGAGAAACAAGAGCAGAGAACCACTTACGAGAGGCCAGAACAACGATCTCATAGTTATCACCCTGGTCACCTGCCCAGTCAATAATGTGAGCACGAGCTTCAGCTTCCAGAACGTCTACCGGGTCAACGCCCAGCTTGGTGAAGTCAATATCAGCAGTCTGCTGAGTGGTTCCCCAAACGTCATAGTAGTCATAAGCACAGGTTGGGTCTTCCGGAGACCAAGACTGGCCCCTCACAGCAGCATACATGGCCTTGCTTTTCAGGATAGCATGGTTACGACGAATGCGGGCCATGTGTCGGTCGATTTCAGCCTGTACAGACTTAGGTGCATTCTCTGTACCGAATTCCCTGAAGTTCTGGATGTCTGCCCTGTCAATAGAGCGGTCCAGAGGGAAAAACGGAATATTCAAGTTTACAATTTTTTTACGGTCACCCGCTAAGTGATTACGCTCACCGCCACGCTGACGCGCAACGATGTTACCAGCACCGTCATCCAATCGCTCGATACGAGCTACAGTAGAACGACCAAAATGCTCAGTGAAAAGGTTCATGCTATCCAGCAAGGTATCAATGCGGGGCATTGTTCCGATCAGACCTGTATAGTCTAGAATCTGAAAATCACGGTTATCCATCTAATTATCTCCACAGACTTGTTAAATTACGGAACCTACGAACTGAGTACCGACAATGTGTTTAGTTACAAGGTTGCCCTTGGATTCCAGAACCTCAATACCTGCGTCATCAATGGCAGTTTTGTCTGCATAGACAAGTTTCAGAGCATTCAGGGTCAGACCGCGAACCGCCAATACCATCGGCAGGGTCTCTCCTTCATACGGGGNAACACCATCAAAAGATGTGACTCCCGGCAGGACTTTGCGGTCAACCAGCACACCGTAGATTTCTGCGGATTCTTCCGGGGAAGCTACAGGGGTGCCGTCTTTCTTGACCAACAGGCCAGCAACCAATGCAGGCGTAAAGGTCATGTTAACTTCCTTGAAGTTCCAGCCCGTATCACCAAAGGCGGAGACACGTCCCAGAACTACGTCAGAGTAATCACCCTCAAGGGTGGCGGAGTATGCTTTAGCCATTTCGTTAATTCTCCAGATTAGGCATTAATGTATTCAGCAGGGCTGGTTGATTTTTTCAACTGTGCCTTTGCTTCGATGATTCGATCCAGGCGGGCCTGAGCATCATCCACCCCTTTGGCAACATCAGTCAGGGTTCCATCTGCCCCAACCTCTTTACCATCCGCGAAGGATTTCTTGACTTCTTCAATCTCAGCGTTTTTTGCTGCAAGCAGATCTTCTTTCTCTTTCAGGAAAGAGGCTGCTTTTTCCAGAACTGCAACAATGGAAGATTTTTCAGGGTTTTCAATTAAATCAGCTACAGACTCAACATGTTCTGCTGCAACGAAAGGAAAGCCGGAAGCTTTTTCGATAGCAACAGCACGCTTCGCGGCCTTCTGCGCTTTAATGATTTCCTGAGCATCTGCCACCTGAGCCTGCATAGATTTAAGCAGTTCAGTCTGAGCTTGCAGGGCCTTCTGCATTTCAATAAACTCAGCAGATTTGGTAACATCAATTTCTTTGTCCACAGGAGTCTCCTTTGTGGTTTTTGCGGGTGCTCCAGAGGAGCTTCCAGTTGATACACCAGAGGGGCCTTCAGAAGAAATTTTAGAAGAAGCCTTGACAACCGGTGCGGATGGGGTTATATTCAAGTTATTACCGAAATCAAGACCCAGTTCCTGACACCCATCCTCAAATTCTTTTCGAGTTTTTATTAACTCAAACTGTTCATGGAGGGAAAGGTCTGAACCTTCTCTGGCCTTGTTTATAAGGGTAATTGATGAGAGCTGATCCTCAATGTACTCCTGATGTTTCTTGTTCCACTTTAACTCCCATTCAGCTTTCGGGGAGAGGTCTTCACTTTCCTGTTCGAACTCTGTCTTCATGCCGAGCACCTTTGTAAGTAACTCTGCATCATCTGACCACATGTCAAAAAACCTGCGAAGGAACTCTTCCATGCTGATCTTGAGTTGAACTTGCTCCAAAGACTTTATAATCTCTGGTGTCAATTTATCAGGATCAATATCAGACTTGGTCAAAAGGCTAATATGCCTGTTGTTGGCGCTGTAGCCTTGATCACGGTGAGTAAGGGCAATCCCGCGAGACTTAATCTTCCGTCCCTTCTCTATCCACGATTTGATCATTTCTATTCCTCTTCTTCAAGGGAGACACTGAAATCAAGGTCATATAGTTCATTTGTCTCTTCATTCAGGATTCCCCCACATTGAAGAGATAAACCACCAACTAAACCTGCCTTTTTCAGCGCCCACGTTTCGGGGGTGTACTGAACCTTAGCTACCCATGATAAAGAAAGTAATAACAAGTTTAGTTTTTACCTTCGTGTCCCGGCACATCAAGGGTGCCGTTATCTTTTACATACTTAAAACACAGTTATGAACACAGGGTGGTGAAACTCTTCTTTTAGCTTTTTAATTATAAGCCTTATTAACAAAACTGTCAATATTATCGTTTTAAAATCTGCACGAAGTTGGAGGCTACGTTGTAGATTAAGTACTACATGTACCGACTCGTATTATCACTATACAGTTTATCAAAGACCCTGTCAAGATGATAATTTTTCATATGACTGATCTTTGTGTTTTCGCAATCATGTAAGGTTAGCGGCCTTACCAACATATGTAGCTGCACATGCTGGGATTGGGAAAACATAACCTGAGTTAGTTAAGTGTGTTAGATATACTTTTGCCGAGTGCCCGGAATAGGTGAAAGAGAGGTAATGACACCAAGAGGACACAAAATTCACAATTTTCTAATGGCGTGTTGCGTGGTGATCTTGGTTGCCTGCGGCGGTAGTCTGAAGGTTGAAAAACTGAAGGACTCCCGTTTCGAAGCTCAGAACATCAAGTTATCAGTGCCATGTATGCAGGTAACAATAAAAATTACTAGTCAATAATCCATGTTCATGGGTAACTACACACCCCAATTTTCTTCATTCATAAGTCCCCCTATCGTTTTTTGGTAATTCCAACATTGCTTTAGAATAATTAGTGATAGATTATCCGTTATACATCCCAATTTTCTTCGTTCATGTCAACCCTCCCCGTACCCAATGGAAATATTTCTACAGAGTTCTTTAATTCTGCCTTCAATGCCCTCCATTAAGAGGAGAAGACGTTCCACTTCATTAATATCATAGCCCATATATACCTCCTGAAACATTAACAAAAGTAATTAGAAACCATCAAATTCGTCAAGCATGATTGAGTTTAGACGACGCACCACTGCGTGCAGAGAAGGTTGCAATTGTCTTTCCATCCTGCATCACATATACATTGCCATAAATCATACAACGATTAACAACGTTCCCATCCGTATCTACAACAATCACAGTTGCAGGATCCCGGCTGTCAGCCTCATTAAAAAATACTTTTTGATTATCAGGAATTGGAATAAGGGTGAAGCCCTTGTATGGATCTGAATCAGGAAGATTTTCTGAAGACATAATTTTAACAACAAGCATTTTATTTCCTTAGTAGTAGTAGTGTGAGATTGGTCTCCGTACAAGGATTTGAACCTTGGACCCCTTCGTCCCAAACGAAGTGCTCTGCCAAACTGAGCTACACGGAGTTCTTAGGATGGGCTTTTCACCCAATTGAGCATTTGATCTGCCGTAGTCCAACGCCCCACACACATAATGTGTCGCTTGGTTAACTGGCACCAGTGCCTTCTGGTTACGGTCTTCCGGTAGCGATACTCGGAATTAATTTAGATTACATGGGCTTCCACCATATCATGACGAGTTTGAGACCTCGGTGAGTCTTCCACAATGCTGTTACCAGCCACCAGTGAATTGGCGTTCTTTTGTCCATCGTCTTCAACCACGTCGTCTTAACCAGATCGGGATTCAGGCAACTATAGCGGTAATCTAAAACTGGGTGGACCCTGCTGGAATCGAACCAACTACCTCTGCTGACACGCAGCATGCTCTACCAATGAGCTAAGGAGCCATAAAATTAGTTTACAACATCAAATTATTTACATGTGGCATCTAAAATGTATACTTTTACTTTGTCTGCATCCGGATATTTTGCATAGTATTCTTCTATTAAATCCCAAGTGGCCCCGTTTTCCGCATCGTTTTCTGTCATAGCAAACATAACTGTTTCAACATTTTCAGATATTAAACTATCACCAGTATAAATTTCCACTTTTGCAGAAATACTATACTCATATTCTTCATCATTCATAAAACCCCCTGCATGTCTTGGTGGTGGAAGCTGGGAATTACGTGTGTGATTAAAATAGCAGCTAATTCCCATGTATGGTGTTCCCTGAAGGAGACGATCCTCCAACCTATATAGGCTTTCACCAACATTTCTCAGTCCATGCAGTCTGATACTACTTTGATTACTCACTTATACTCGTCTGCGCCCAAGCCTATCTTATCATTTCACATTACTGCCTCTTTCTGCATGGATGAAAGAGCTTCTAAGATACTGCCGCACAATAGGAACTAAATTTGGAGCATCCTACGAGACTCGAACTCGTAATTCCGACTTGGAAGGACAGTGTGTTACCATTACACCAAGGATGCAAATTAATAAGTGGATAACATAAGTAAATTATCCGTAAATCTGGCGGAAAGGGAGGGATTTGAACCCTCAAGGCGCTATTAACACTCTGCGGTTTTCAAAACCGTTTTCGTCACCAATCGATTTGCCTTTCCTAAAATTGGTAGTCGAGGTGGGAATCGAACCCACATTACATCACTTATCTGGTGATTGCTTTACGGAGGTATAAGCTCCGCCCTTAGGCCAATATTAGCAACTCGACTATTTTTGTATCACTTTTGGTGCGCTTGGAAGGATTCGAACCTTCGACCTATCGCTTAGGAGGCAATCGCTCTATCCTCTGAGCTACAAGCGCTTTGTTATCTCTATGTTTGTATACTACATGATTAGGAGTGTGGTGTCAACAGGGATTTTATTTTATTTTCTTGTTGAAGGTATTACTCCTCATCAGTGCCTGTAATCTTATACTCTCTTATTTCTGTTGTCAAGGGTATTACACTTTTTAAATTAGCTTGCCCTGCACTTCCGTTGAAAGATGGTGTTTCATCAGAGTCCTCCTGGTTATCCTCTTCAACGTAGAGGTTGTGGACTTCCTTAGCCTGCTCAAGTATATATTTAGCAGTAGTCTCTTTTACTTTCTCTGTACCAGAGCTAAGCAAACCCTCTAGAGTTAGAAGAGCCTTTGGAGTTAATCTTGCTAACTCACCCCTCAAGGAGATCATTGCTTTTTCCATCGCAATGGCAGTACTTTCTTCCTTGCTAGGCCTACCCCTTTTTCTTGTGACAATTGTAGCCTTTGTCATAAAACCTCCAATTCAATAGTCTACCTAATACTATCATGCAATCGGAGATTAGTCAATTGTTTTTACAACAGTTATTTTTACCCTTGTGCTTCTATCCTCTTCATTTGGGTAAAAGACATAAAGGATGTTGCTCCCACCAAAATCAACTGTTTCCCAGTCTTCTAGGGGGAACCCCACGGACCTGAATGCCATCTCATCAGCCTCTTCCATGGCGTCATCAAGGTCATCGAAAAATAGAGATTCTTCTTCTGAAGAGAATTCAGGGGTTACCACGTACAGGTTTAAATTAAAAATTTCCATAGATGTTTCCATATTAAATTACCAAACCCCCATCATGGCAACATCACAAGATAGTGGTTTTTTCAACCTGTGTGCTAAGAGAGTCCGTGATTTTAATCTTGCAGCACGTGGGTCTTTTATCCACACAACAGAAGCAATTAATTCACAGAAAGAGCTTGTCAAAGAGGAGCTTCTTCAGGAACTCATTGTTGACGGTATTCAGGGTAAAAATCGTGAACTCATCATTGATGCTTTGTGTGACACCTTTGTGGTGGCATCTTACTGGGATTTTCTTAAGATTTTGTCAGAGGTAGAGTTGGAGATGTCTGCTATGGCAAGTGAATCCGGCAAGGTAAGTGAAGAAGATATTCTAAAACAGGCAGATGAAGATTCTAAAACAGCTTTTGATATTGAGGTTTTTTCAGAGCATG